GCCTTTTGCATATGACTTCAGCGCTGCATCGGTCAAACAAGCTTGTTTAACAAGCTCCTTGTGCCATTCATGGGCATCCCCCACAAGATGATGCCAATTATCGGTACAGACATTGAGCAGAGGCGTTATTCTGTCGCAGGTGAATTCACCAATGACCTTGCCATTACACCGACCAACGGTATTTGTGCGATAATTGGGCTTGTCCAGTTCCCCGCAGGACACAGAAATGTAAGGATGATCCATAGTGCAATAGATATAGCACTTAAACGGTGTTTCCAGCTTCGGGCGGGTCTTTCGCACCTCAACGGTCTTTTCATTTCTGACAATCTTCTCCACCCACTCCGGGCGAATGCTAATAAGTATCGCTTTAGCCATTGTCAGCCCTCCGGTTCCATGCTTCGGACACATTTTTCTTGTCTGCCATTATTCGTCATCATCTTCATCATCATCCTCAAGAAATTCCTTGGGAATGCGCTTACCATATTGAGCAGCTCGCTGAGCCATGATTTCTTTTCTGATGGAAGCTACATCATCAAAACTTACAAAGCCTCTATCAAAAAAAAGTGGAATTTCACATTCACCCATTGGATTGCTTACTTTGGATTTTACCACTTTACACTTCATAATCAATCCAATTTTCTCAGATGTAGCAGAGTTCTTAGGATTCTTATTCGGAATTTCAATCCATGCCTTACGAGCAACCTGAATCCGAAGAGAGCATGCATGCTTAAGTTTACGACCACCAGGTGTATCAGTCTTTTCACCAAACATCATTGCATTCATTTTGTCTCGAACTTGATTGATGAAGATTAGAGTCGTGCCAGTAACCTCAATGATTTCCTCGATAGTAGGAAGATATTTATTCATTAGTCTTGCCGTACCACCAATACGTTGCTCCTCAATGGAATCCCTTTCAGCAGATTTCAGAACCTTTTCTGCATCCTCCTTAGGGACCATACTTGGCACGCTATCAATACCAATTAGCGGAATCCCTGCTTTTGCGAACTTAATCGTTTTGTTAAATGCGTCCTCACCGTACTTAGCACGATAAATCAGCATTTGCTTTGGTCTATTTCCAAAGACCTTTGCACGATCTGCATCAAATGTCCCTTCAATAGGAATATCCAGGCAAAGATCATGTAAGCCGCAGAGATGGTAAAGCAAAGTAGTCTTACCACTAGATTCAGGGCCAAAAATCTCAACCACTCGTCCTTCCGGCATTCCACCACCGATAATAGCATCCAAATCTTCAATGCCAGTAGACCATCGATTGATTTTCAAGTTAGCATGCTTGGAACCAATCGAATAGATTGAGCCTTCCCCTTCCTTCTTGTTAATTTCACCACACAGCTTAATTATGGCTTCCTTATTCGTTTTCGCCATTTCGCTTCTCCTTTGCAATTACTTAAGTAGGCGGCCGACTTGCGACCGCCCTTCGGTTTCTTTAGAGTCCCAGCATAAAAACACGAACAGGTTTACCTGATTTTACGCATGCACAAACCTTTTCTGTAACCTCTTCAGCGGACTTAACACCGGATTGCGCACGGAAAGCAATGGCTGCCAGAATGTCGTCATCCTCCAGCTTACCACTGGTAATGAACTCCATGAATTCAACGTCTGATGCGTTGGCAACCTTTTCCTTGAAGTTATTCACGAAATTATCGATCATTTCGTCGGCCTTTTCAGAGGCTGCCTTCAATGCCTCATCACGAATAACTTCGATACCCTTGCGCAGGGCCTCTTTGTCTTCCAAAAACTTTTCAATCATGCTCATTTTGAATTCTCCTTTTGAAATTATATAGCGACCTACACGATCGTTGTTATTATTCTATTATATCACGAATTTCTAATTTGTAAACCCCCTATTTTCATTTTTTTCAACTTTTTTTTGAGACCTATTTCGTAGCCCTAGCATATAATGAGCTGTTATACTTCACCACACGATTGATGTAAGCTTTTTTGTTAAATTCCAAAGCGCCTTGCTCTTTAAGAATCGAAACTACTCTAGAGGTAACAACTCTAGACTTGCACCTATCGTAGAAATTATCATAGCTTGTAAACACACCATGAGCTTTTCTTTCAGCTTCGATGGCTGCAGCTGCTTTTTCACCTACACCTTTAATTGCACTCATTCCCTGCTGAATTACCATTTCTCCATCAACTTTCCGAAGAGTATAATCAGCCGAATAATTTACATGAGGTAGGAATACCACAACACTGTCCTTAACAGCATTTTCCATAAACTTGGCTAGCTTAGCATCATCTCCAGTATATTTCATCTTCACGTACCAGAACTCTGTAGGATAGTAAAGCTTATAGAACATTTCCTCAACCGAAATCAAGCTGTAGCCAGTAGCATGACCTTTATTAAAAGCATAATTGAAGAATTTATCGAAAATCTCGAACGCCTGGTCTCTGGTCATACCAAATCTCTTGGCACCCTTTTCAAACTTATTGACGAAATTATCATAATTCTCTTCAAAATTCCGAATTGCTTTTTCAGTACCACCACGCTGCATCTTCAAGATTTTATCAGCCTCAGGCCATTCCAGCCCACCAATATTCACAGCAATTGCCTGAACCTGCTCCTGATAAACCACACATCCATATGTTTTCTCCAGATATTTTGCGTAGGGTAAACTAGTATCGATATGAGCTCTATCGGCCTTATTAGCCGCATATACTTCAGGCATCCTCAAACTCAATGGACCAGGACGATTCATTGCAGATGCTGCAATTACATCTTCGAAACAATCACATTGCATAAGCTTCAGCATATCTTGAACCGATTTCTTTTCAAACTGGAAAACACCATCACAATTTCCATCGCAGAAAGCTTGCATAATGTTTCGGTCATTTACCCAGTCTTCGTCAAAAGATTCATGACCAGTAAGCTGTCTAAGCTCACCAATGCTAGACATTGTTTTCAAACCAAGGATATCAAACTTGATGACCTTGATTTTTTCCATGTCATTCAGATCATAATTGGTAAAATATTTGCCAGTTTTGGAATCAATCCGAATAGCTGTATAATCCAGAATGTTTCCACCCGTAATTGCAACACCTGCTGCATGAGTACCAATGAACCGAATCTTATTATACAACTTTGAGAAATGAATCATGATATTGTCATATTCTTTATTCCACATTCTAGCTTCTGCAGAATTAAGAACCGCATCCATATCGAGAATTCCCTCATTGATATGCTTATTGATGAAAGCTTTAATCTGACTTACCTCATTTTTATTTTCAGCCAAATTACCACAAACTTTAGCCAAATCATTTAAAAGGTTATCGACTCGATACAAACCATAGGAGCAGATTTGAGCGGCGTGTCCTGGATATCTCTTAATCAAATACTCGATAACCTCTCCTCGCCTATCAGTCTCAAAGTCGAGGTCAATATCAGGCATTTTCTTCTTGTCAATTCTGAGAAATCGACTAAAATCAAGGTCAAATAGAATTGGGTCAACATCGGTAATATGCAATGCATAGTTAACCAAGCAGTTGCATCCAGAGCCACGGCCTGGACCAACCATAATTCCCTGAGACTTTGCCCAGTTTGTATAGTCGGCCACCATGAGAAAATAATCCTCAAAACCATGATACTTAATCACCTTGAGCTCTTCTTTGATACGATCTGCATACCGCTTATTCCATTTGCCTCTGGCCTTCAAACCACTCTTTATCTTTTCCTTAAGAAGCTCATAACTATCTCTTTTAGGGTCAAACTGAGGAAGCTTCTGCTCAAGATTGTCGAGAATAGTATCTTCAACCTTGGCTTCAATTTCTTCGAGATTAGCAATCATTTTGTCTGCCATTGTTATTGCCGATGCATACCCAAAATCTTCTTCATGCATTTTCACGAATCTAATTTTGAGTTCCTTTTCTGTTGGCATGTAACGTTCGCTATATGTGCCTCTAATCCAATCCTCGCTATGCTTGGCAATCTCGTGCATCTTAAGATATGTATCAAAATCATCTTTCGAACCATAATGAGAATCAGAGGTCAAAATACATTTAACACCATACTTATTGGCAAGCTTGATTGATTTTACATTTACCTCTTCCTGCATTCCCGGGTCAGATATTGCATATGGCTGAATCTCAATGTAGAAATCATCACCAAAAATGGAAACCATTCTCTGAATGAATCTTTCAGCTTGAGAAATCTTCTTCGCAACAATGCATTTTGCAAGATAACCAGCAACACAAGCAGATGTACAAATCAATCCCTCATGATATTTCTCAAGCAAATCAAAATCAATGATAGGATTATAATATTTCTGCTTTTCACCTTCATACTGAAGCGTATTCAAATTTGTATATCCTTTGCTATTCTTCGCAAATAAGCAAAGATGGTAACCTCTTTCCTGAGGCTTATACTTTGGCAAAAAATAAGCCTCAACACCCATAATAGGTTTGATACCCTCTTCTTTGCAAGCATAATAATGCCTCACCAACCCGTTGGTATTTCCATGATTTGATGTGCCTAAAGCTGTATGACCAAGCTTTTTAGCAAGAGCTGCAAGCTCCTCAGGTTTACCAAACCCATCAAACGTAGAACATTCATCATGCCTATGAAGATCTACCATTTTTGTACCTCCGCTTTTTACACACAAAGAATACCTGCCGATTTTCATCAACTGGTGCCAAACATGCGATAAAAGCTCTAATATAGCTTTCAGGAAATGCCCCTTTTAACTTCGAATAAATTCGGCTGATTTGCGGGTCCCTTTCGAGAATGTGATTATATTCACGTTCCTCAAGACTCCAACCAATCTCTTTGATAATTTTGAAATTCCTGTTGAGTAAACTATATGCTTCCCAATAATTAAGCTCAAAATCATGGTCAAGAGGCCAAACTCTATCTTCATAATAACCTCCGCATGGAGGAGTAGGAGTTGTAAACAAAAGCATCCCTTCAGGCTTAAGCCAATCGTAAATCCTATCAATGATTTCAGGAATTTTATCTTCGTTGAGATGCTCAATGACCTCCATAAAAATAATGGCATCAAAACGTCCTTCATTATAACAAAATCTATAGCACTCTTCTGACGTGATATCCATTACAACAATAGAACTGCTATTGTCTTCATGCATTTCGTATTGCTTATCACCATCAATTTTTACAAAGCGAATATCATCTCGCTTAAAATTCTTCTTTACCAAATTTTCTACATCACTTGTTCCGGCACCAAGCTCAAGAACTTTAGCTTCCTTAGGAAGCCGGGTGATTTGCCCGGCCGCCATAAGAATTCGATTAAAGTTCGAGAAGCTCCAATGCAAATTGTAATCACACTCAGAAAATTTATCAAATCCAAGTGTTTGATTTGCATTATTAATATTCACTTCTCGTAACCTCCTTCAACTTTTGAATGATTTGTTCCACGCATTCACCTACAGTAAGCTCGTCTGTATTAAGCTCCAAAACCTTATCCTTAGCATAATATTTACGAATATTGAAATCATAAATACGTTGCATTTTGCTATAAGGTTTTCCACATTCAAGCTGAGTTTCACTATGGTCATTTAATCTTTCATTTACCACTGCTTCGCTTGCTCGGCAATAAACAACCATAAAGTCATTAGATTTAGTCGCCTTACGAGCCTGATGAATAAAAACTTGATTTCCAAGTTTGGTTTGCCGACCAAGAAGCTCATCATAGGTCATGTAACCTACTGGGCCTCTATCAATAATGACATGCTTAAAATTCGTGGCCTTAAGAAATTCCCATTCAAGAGTTCCTTTTCCTGTTTTGTCAAGACCCTCAAAAATTACATACATTACTGATTGTCCTCCCAGGATTCAATCATTTCCTTTTCACCAGAGAGAAGCAGCTGAGGCTCTTCATGATACATTCTTTTCAGTTCGGCGTACCAAGCGCTCTTGGTATAATCAGACTTACAATTTTCAGTGGCATAAGTCACATACTTGTTTGCATCCGAGAACCTTTTGAAAGAGTTGCCAAATACATCATCGCATGTGAAGCACTTACCAGCCGAAGCACCGAAGCAATCACACTTTTCAAGATTCCGCAGATAAACCGCTTTATCAAGGCCATCCATTTCCTCATCTGCAACAATCGCAATATTCAGCTCAAACAGCAGCTTGCGAAATGCATAGTTGATTTCATCTGCGGTATTATTCTCCAAGCGCTGACCACAAGCATTCACCAACTGAGGCAATGTAAATGAACAAGATGCATCGCAGGTTTGGCCATGAAGCAACAAATATCGAGCATCCTGATAGGGAATACCGGTAGTCTCCTTGAAATCATTACCTGCAGTCATGTCATCATACAGATTCTGAGATTCCTCAATCAGCTTAACGGCTCTTTCATAAAACTCAGAATTTACAATATTCAGAGGCAGAATCACATTGTGCTTTACATGCTGAGGCATCTGAGATTCCACCTGAAACAACCAACCACGATGACGAGTGAGCTGAGCCAGGTCAACACGAGAAATATTTTTGAACACTACCTGAATCATAACTGTTTCCTGAGGCGTAGGATTCAGACGCTTCTCAATG